AACCAAATGTTCTTTGGTGACGGAACTGGCAACAGCGGAAAAGACTGGAACGGCCTTGGCAACTTGGTTGAGTCCGGCAACACCGTTGGTGGAATCAACTCCAGCACCTACGAGTACTGGCAGTCTTACGAGGAGAACACCGCAACTGCGTTAACTCTTGCTCAAATGTCCACCGCTTACAACAGCGTTTCTGTTGGTAACGACCACCCAGACACCTTGTTGACAACTCAGACGTTGTTTGAGAAGTACGAAGCACTGCTTCAGCCAAACCTCCGTTACACGGACACCAAGACTGCAGATGCTGGATTCCAGAACCTGTTGTTCAAGGCTGCTCCTGTAATGTACGACGTACACTGCACCGCAGGCGTGTTCTACTTCCTCAACAGCAAGTACATCACCTTGGTTGGTCACTCAGACAAGTGGTTCTCGCAGACTGAGTTTATTAAGCCAGAAGACACCGATGCTCGCTATGCGCTCATCATGTGCTACGGCAACCTGACAGTACGCAACCGTGCCAAGCAGGGCAAACTCACGGCAAAGACCGCCTAAGTTAACTAACCTAAAAGGAGAATGAAATGCCACTATTAGCAAACAGCACAGACGGTGCGGTAACACGTAAGCGTCTTGAAGCATGGGCAGCAAAAGAAGAGAAGGTAACTGTTGTTGCCGCTACTGATGCAGCCACCGTACAAACAGCAGCAACGCTTGCTGGTGCAGCACGGACACTATACACAATGACCCCAACGGCAAGCCGTACCTTGACCACACCGACTGGTGCGGAACTTGGTGCAGCGTTCACAGACGAAGGTGTTGGTTCAAGTTACCAATTCACCGTAGTTAACGTGGCAGCAGCAACCCACCCAATCGTGGTAACTGCTGGTGCTTCTGGTGTAACACTTGTTGGTGCATCTGCAACCTTTTCGGTTGCCGCAGCATCATCGGCAACGTATGTTGCGGTATTTACTGCAGCAAACACGGTAAGCATTTACCGAGCATAAGTAATCTGAATCGGGGGGTGGAGGCCACACTCCATCCCCCTTTTCTTATAAAAGGAGAATCATGCCAGTAAAGTATCGAATTCTTGATAGCCATGCGAGTGCAACTCCAAAGGCTGGAACAAAGACTTCTACCTACCCAGGTGGTAAGTCAACCAAGTCAGTTAAATCATCCAAAAAAATGAAATCATCTAGCAAAGGAATGTACTAATGGCAATGAAGAAAGCAAAACCAATGGTTGCAAAACGTATTGCTGACCGCAAGGCGTTTGTTGCAAAACAAACAAGCATGCCAAAGCGTCCAGGTTCTGATGGTGCAGACTCATCAATGGCAAGCAACGCCGCAGCAAAGAAGGCTGCTCGTCAGAAGTTCTTTGTCCAGACTCGTGTTAAAGAGATGGAAGCAAAGGGCATGACTGTGGATGCAGCAAAGCGTAAAGAACTTCGTCAGAAGTTCCAGTCCGGCAACGTAAGCCGTGCTGGTTTTGGTGCACCAAAGAAAAAGGCTGCAGCAAAAGTAATGCCAAAGTCAAAGCCCCTTTACAAAAACAAGTAGTGCCTCCACCGTTTAATCGGTGTCAAGTTCCCCTGCAGAAAGGTGGGGGGACTTTTATAGGTAACAAATTGGGCTAGGAGTATGATGAAAAATGCTGTACCTGCCCATTCATATTACGGAAAGCCAGTTTCTGGTATCCGTCTTGCCCCGTCAGCGGGTGCCAAACTAGCACCTCCCTCAGCGCCATACATTGGTCGCAACCGCTGTACAGCCAACGATGACACCTGTGAAGGTCCGAAGGCACGGGGCACTGATTTCTGTATCGGACATCTACGTTCTAAAGGCGAGGCTAAATGAGCATTACCCTTACCCAACTTCGCACACAAGTTAGGAACATGGTTGACCTAGACGAAACCGACCTTCCAGACTCTATTGTTGACCAGTTTGCTCGTGAAGGTTTTCAACGTATTTATTCACTTGAGCGCAGGTGGCCGTACCTTCAAGAAACCTACAGTTTTAACACAGTTGCAAACCAACGTGAGTACACAATATCTACAATTGGGGATATTCGAGAAATTATCTCGGTTGTAGATACTAGCCAATCTGGTGCTCGACTGACTTTAATTCCATATGACAATGCCGAAGAGATTTGGCTTGGAAACACGGATGTTCCCAGCCGACCATACTTTTATTCTTTCTGGGATAAGAAGTTACTGTTGTGGGCAAAGCCTGATGCGATATACCCGATTACTGTTCGTGCTTATCGCAACCCATTGTACACATGGCTGTCAGATGCAAGTCTAACAATTGACCTTGATGAATGGTTTCATGCTTTGTTGCCATACTTTGTAATTGCAAGGGTTTATCAGCGTCAAGAAGACTCTGATTTGTCTGCCATGTACATGCGTTCATTTGAAGAAGGCGTTGGACTTGCTCGCCGTGACTTGATGAAAGCATCAAGCGCACAGCCAGTTATTATGTCTGCTGGTCGCCAGTATCCAACTATGCGTCGCTGGTTGCAGACGCTCGGAGCGACACTTGGACAATGAGTGCTGTATCCGTTGAACGCTACGACGACTTTACTGGTGGTCTAAACCTTCGGGCTGACCAATTCCAGTTGAAGCGCAATGAGTCACCCGACATGTTAAATGTCGAGGTTGACCCACGTGGTGGATTGTTTACTCGTGGTGGAATCCGTGAAATAAACTCGACAGCAATTACTGGAACATGGAACCCACACAAACTGTATGCGTTTCCTGGTGCAACACCGCACTTGATGTTGGCTAACCACACAAAGGTGTACAAGTCAACTGGTGGAAACTTTACTACTCTGCAGTACTCATCTGGTAATGATGTGACCGCAGCACAAACTCATGGTTCGTGCATGGCTGCATGGGGTAAGACTTTGTATCTAACAACTGGTACCGCAGGTAGTGGTGGTTATTCTTGGATTACTACAAATACATACGCTACTGCTTTGACTGCTTCTGGTACATCTCCGAATGCTTGGCAGGCTACTGCCGACGCATCGGCACACAAGATGCCAACTGCTGAACACATTATTGTTCACGCAAACAAAATGGTTGTTGCAAACACAACAGAGAATAGTGTTGCATACCCCAATCGTGTTCGTTGGTCACTTGAGTCAATCCCAGACAATTGGGATGAAGATGACTACATCGACTTTGAAGGTGGTGGAGAAGGAATTACGGCACTTGCCGTAGTTAGTGGTCAACTTGTTGTATTCAAACAAACAGCAATGTACGTTGTGTACGGTTACGACACAGCAGACTTTCAGGTTGTTCAGTTATCTCCACAACTTGGTGCACTAGAACACGAGCATGTGGCCGTAGCACCCAATGGCGTTTATTTCTTTTCGCATCCACAAGGGTTGTATTTTTATAATGGAACCCAGATAATTGATATTTTTGCAAACTTGAAATCAATGTATCCAGATGGTTACATCAACTCTACGGCAGACGACAAGATAAGTGTTTCTTATGTCAATGACCGTGTTTGGCTTTCTATGCCATTTTCTAAAACAACATCCGTTGATTACACATCTATTTCTTTTGTTTATGACCCAACAGTCAACAATGGAACTTATGTTGCCCACAAGACTGCAGATGGTTATGGTCTAATCGGTGGAACCGATTGGACTAATAGTTCTGGTGAATCTAAACCATTTATGATTCATCCAGTTCTTCCTCGTGTGGCAGAGGTTGATGTTTATTCAGAAGAAAAAGATTTGTTTGCAGGTGCTGAAGCAAACTTCGAATCATATTATCGAACCGGCTGGGTTGACGGTCGTTCTTACTCAATGAAGAAGATGTGGCGTAGACCAGACTTTGTTGTTAAGCAAACTGATACTGCTAGGCAAATTAACGTAAAAGTATTTCACAACTTTGAAGAAGCAGTTGGCAACGAAAGAAAAGCATTCAATATTTCTCTTGAAGCATCCGCAGGCGGAATGTACTGGGGTGAAGGTGTCTGGGGGGTTGGTAAATGGGGAGTCCAGGCCGTTGGTGCCCAGGTTGTTCGAGGTTCAAATCTTGGTTTAGCACGTGCCGTGCAATTGTTGTTTACTGGTCCTGTTGGTTTGTTTTGGGGAATTGACAGCATTGCTTACAAATTTAATACACGAAAGGTTACTGGATAATGGCTATTACTATTCCACACAGTTTTACTAACGGAACAATTGCAGAGGCTTCTGAAGTCAATGCAAATACAAACGCAATTGCAAACTATGTTAACGGTTTGTCTGATGGTACAAACATTGACACATCTGCAATTACTGCAGCAAAACTTGCTATCAATGCTGTAACAACAACCAAGATTGCTGACGGTTCTGTTACTGAAGCAAAGTTTGAGGCAAACCTACTTCAATCTGATTCAGTAATTATTGCAGGGCAGGTGTTTGGGTGAAAGAACCACTTCATATTCCTGCAATTACAACATTGTCTTCTGTGGATGCTACGGCTATTCGTCAGATTACCTTATCGTTGGTTGAGGCAATTGAGGGCATCAAAAAAGATGTGGAGACATTAATGAGTCGCCCGCAAGTTAGTGCGGGGACAAGACAAAGGAACGATAGATAATGGCTTACGACCCAAGTATGTTTGAAGCACAACGCCGTGCGTTGATGAACAACTATGCAAGTGGTTCAGCAATGCAAGGATATGCAAACTTTATTTCTAATCAGCGCTCAGCAAGAAATCTTGCAGATTTCAATGAGCAATTTACCAAGCAACAAAAGCCGCTTGTGTCTTCTTATGGTAGGCGTGGGCTAGTTGGTCCTGGCGTTCGCTCTGGCGCTTTCAAGTCTGCAATGGCTGACTATGCAAAAAGTGGAATTAAATCTAGGGCCGAAATGCAACGCCAACGTGATGAGGGCAATCAGCAATACAAACTTGGTATGGACCAATCGACAAGTCAATTCCAATCAGATTTAGCAGATTTAGAATCTCAGAAAGCAAGACAAATTGAAGATGATGCATTAAGACTAATGCAGATGAGAGCAGGTATCTAATATGTCATGGCAACCAGGAACCGAACCATCAAAGGCACCTATTGGTTATAGTCCATCACGGACAAAAACTACTGGTACAACAACCCCTTCTGGTGTTGTTGTTTGGCCACGTGTACCGTTTGACCCAAACACTGCACCAAGGACTGCTGATGCTTATGAGCGTTCTGCTGAAATGTCAGCCACAGGTCAGGCAACTGGAGACCCGTTTTGGTATGGCGGTGCCAACCCTGCGCAACGTGCTGCCTACAATCAGAAGTATTTTGGTTCAGACACACTTCCAACAATGGAAGATATTCAATTAGCAAATCCATTTGCTCAATTTGGTTTGGGTGGTGGTGGGAGTGGTCCATCCGCCAGCGACATTCTTGCTCGTGAAAAGTTCGAATACGAAAAGCAACAGACATCTGACGCTGCTGAATTAGCACGAAGAAAAGCACTTGCTCAGTATCAAGGTTTTAGCGATTACTACACTGGTGGCGATTGGAGAAACACATATGATGACCTTCGTGGACAACTTGGTCAAATGCAAACGACTGGCGAAGGTCAGATTGGTTCTGCTTACAATACTGCCTTGGCCAATATTAATGCTGGTTATGGCGATGCAAGTAAACTCACAGGCTCTGGTTACGATGCGCTTAGTGCTTATCTAAATCAAAACACCAATAATCCATTTGCAGGAATGGCTTATTCGCCACAAGCAATGACTGATACTAGTCAGCAATTTATGCAGGCTTATGGTGTGGCTGACCCAAGTGTTCAGGCGCAACTTGCATCTGAGAACCAATATAACCAACAACTTGGTGGTGGGTTTAATACGTTGTACGACTTGTTGAGCCGTACATCTCAGCAGTCGCAAGCCTCAAGGCTTGCTGAAGCCCAGATGGCAAGAAATGTTGCCATGCAGAATCTTCTTTCTGCTAGGGGTGCTTACGGTGCACAGGCTGCAACCACAAGGCAAGATGCCCTCAATGATTTGATTAATCAGATTTCTGGAAAGAAGTTTGATATTAGTCAGGCCGAAGGCGAAAAGGGAACCAATCTTTATGAGACCCTTCTTGGGATGGATGATGGTGTTGTTAGTAAAGCACCAACTAAATCCACTGTACCCATTTCTCAAGGACCAGCATCTACATACAAGCCGGCACTTCAGGCAATCGTTAATAAGATTCCTACAATTAAGAATGAGACTCTTGTTAAGAAGATTGAGGCTTTTGCCGAGAAGAATCCAGAAGCAACCAAGGCTGAGGTGGCCAAGGCTTTCCCAAGTCTTTCCAAAGCAAAGCCTTCTGCTAAGCCCAAGAAGTAACGAAAGGCTTATAAAGTATGGACCCAGTTACACAAGCACTTCTTGCTGCCATGAACAGAGGCGGATTTAGCGATTTGTCCAGTGCAACAATGGACCCTGTTATGTCGTACTTGATGGGTACATATCAACCCAAGCCACAGTTCGATGAGAACCAACTTTGGGAACGATTTGCTCCCAATACCTTGCTTGCCATGTCTGGAGAACCAGAGGACCCTTATACCAACGCTGCTCTACAGATTCGACAGGGCGTTCCACCTTGGCAACTTTATGGTCAAAAGCCAAAAAGCGTTAAGAAAGAAGCAACCTGGAATAAGTTTATTGATTCGATTGCTAAAGAACAGGAAACTGTTCGTGGCAAATTGATGGAACAATCACTTGAGCAAGACCCATTTCAGAAAATGGGCTTGCGTGGAGCGCAAACAGAGTACACACTGGAAGATATGTACAAGTATGCACCAGATGCTTTTGCGAAGATTCTCAAAGATGTTGACAAAAACTCTGCAAGTCAGATGCGTAAAGACGCTGGTATTGATGCACGTTATGGTGACGTTATGGCTACATCTGAT